AGCCTAATCGGGGATCCCCGCCATAAGGACCGGCGGCTCCTACGGCTCTTTTGCCTTCACCTATTTTACCGCTATCTTGATATACAATAATAGGTATATCATTTCCTTGCTCGTCTTTTCCCGCGCTTGCCCCTACTACAAGAAATGCCCCCGCGCCAACAGGAGTCAGCACATCCATTCCATACTCTTCCATAGGGTCATTTGTATGCCGTGTATTAACTTCAGATGGTCGGTAAGTACGCGTTTTTCGTAACTCTGCAAGCTCGGAATGAACCGCGCGCATAGAAGGGTCAACGCGCCGACCCAGTTCTTTGTAAGAAGGGCTAAAAGAACCTATAATATTTTCTAGCTCAGATAACTTTCCAATGTGTACAAACTTATTACCAACCATAGAAACGTCTAGATTAACACCGTCTCTATAAACGGGCTTGGGGATCTGGCCACGTACAACAGCCCCTTCCATTTCAACCTCAGATTGAGGCTTAGTGGAGTACATATCAATTAACTGTTGAACGGTTGGCTCAGCCATCTTTCAGTATCCCCAAGATAAAAGCCCCCGATCTATGCAACCACACACAGACCGGGGGCGGAGAGGCGTCGGACGAGCGGAACCAAACACCCCAGGCGATTTACGCTTTAATCACAGAACGCTGATATAAACCTTACCGGTAACGCCCGCACTAATAGCAGCCATACCCGAACCAATAACAGCATGGGTACCAATAGTAGCATCAGCGATATCACCAGCGGCAGCGGTAGCAATCTGCTTGTTAACAGTAATGGCAGAACCACTGTCTGTAGCAGTTACTTTACCCTGGCACACAACGAAACCACAGTGGCCCGCAGGAATGGAGCCAATGGTAACGCCACGAACACGAGGAGCAGCGGTGTTAGCCCCGGCCGCATCAACATGGTCGATGTTAACTTCGCCAGCTTCAGTAGCCACCACAAGTGCAGCAGCAATAGCGCCGGAACCCGTGTTCTTCACACAGCGGTAGACGAGGTAGCCGTCAGTAGCATCGTAATCGTAGTAAACAGCGCCGATCCACTCGTCTTTACGGTAGTCGGTACCAGCAGGATCCCACGTATCGGTAACTGCGAAGTCAACGATAGCGCGAGCGAAAGGAAAAAGTCTTGCAGCCATTTTGTGCTCCTTTAAGTTTTACTTATTATCAGCTTGCGGTGTTGACAACAGTTGCGAAAGCAGGAAGGTTACGGACAAGGAAGTTGCCGTCGATGTCGAAGCGACAAACGTGGGCACGCTGAGTATCCGAAGGCTTCCAATCCTGAATTTCAATCATCTTAGTAAGAAGAGTGAAGTACTGGATGTACTGAGGGCTAAGGAACATGAAGAGACCGTTAGCTGGATCGAAAGCGGTATCAGCTTCAGTGCTGTAGTTAGCCGGGTCAATGTACTCGGAGTAAGTAATCTTCATGGGACCGAACGAAGCGGTCTGGAAGCTGTTACCCGTGAGCTGGTCAAGGTCAGAAGTGACACGAACCTGCGACCGCACATGCTCCAGAAGGTTGAGGTAAGAAGCAAGGTCACCAACTGCGAGAGTCGGGCCGTTACCTTCCACATCCTTGCGCTTAGCGAGAAGGTAAGCCTTCTGCATCTGCTTGAAGCCATCAGTGGGGAAAGCTGCGACAGCTTCACACTGGTTGAAGTGGATATCCGACTGGCGAGCAAGGTTTTCGACAAGCGCACCACCAGCAATCTGAACGCTAGGAGCGGCGAAAGACAGAAGACCGCGAGTGGTACCAGTAAGAGTACCGGTGCTGATCTGGCCGTTCAGGGTAAGAAGGTCACGAAGGTCGCTGTCGCTAAAGACAGAACCAGTGGACTTACCAGACAGGAACCACGAACCAAGGTCGCGAAGGATCCAAGAGTAAAGGTGCGTGTGCAGCTCTTTAGCCTTAGAAGCCAGTGCAGCCCGGTCTTGACGCAGGGTACGTTCTTCCATGTCGGAGAAGACCATATCGCCACCAAGCACCTGACGGGTAACCTTGTAGTTCTTGGTGATCTGATGGACACGGCGCTCAGGCTGTTCAAGGCCCGAAACGAACTTCATGCCAGTAACACCGGCAGAGTTAATGATGGTCGATTCGAGTGTATCTCCACCCTGCTGGGCCTTGGAGAATCTTTCGAGCTTCAGCATCTCTTCGAAGATAGGCTCTTTCTCGATCACGTTGCGAAGGACGTTACCATCAAAAGTACGCTTGACGGTATTCAGAACATCTTGGGTGCTAAACGACATTGTTTAGTCCTATTTCTATTGGTAGGAAGGGAAGTAGCTTTCGTTTCCCGCGTCTACCCGTAGCTTTTCGGACCAATTTGCTCGGCTACCCGTCACTCGGAACGCTCGCCCCAACTATATCAAGTTAGGACAAGACAGGCAAGAAAATAGTGTATCGGGGACGCAGCTTAGTCTGCGCTGCCTTTTTCTTTTGCTTCAGACTTTAGTGGTACGACTTTAGAGTCTTTCGTTACAACTACTTCTTCTGGCTTATCGTAGAACCCATAAAACCAATATGGCGAGTTACCATATGATCTGTCAATGTCCTCACTACAATACTGCTCTTTGTTAATATTAAACTTAGGCGGCTTGTCTTTAGCATAGGGAACAATGAAGTCTGGGTTATGCCACCGCAAAAGATTATTGGGCTGAATGCAGAAGTTACCATCATCTAGACAAATGAAGTGAAAGCATTTACTATCTTGGTCGTTTGAGTAACCTACGTTAAGTTCGTTTAGGTCTCCCTCGTAATCATCAATCGTAGTGAGGTACTGCCCAGACCGCCACTTTTTATCGCGGCAAAAAACATCAACTCGTTTATTTTGCAAAAACGCAAAGGTAGTTACAGCTATATTGTTACTTTGACCATCCCAAGATTCTAAAAGTTGAAGGCGAGTAGACTCATTGTCGGACAGCTTATCATAGTCACGCTTGCTGACAAATGCAGATACAGGCATGTTCCACATAGTAGCACCAAACGAAGTTTGGAAGTGGAAATGCAAAGGTCGGTTAAGCATAGACTTGACGCCAAAAACATAACCGCTTATGTCTTCATATAAGCCTGTAAACTCTTTTCTAATAAAACATTGAATGTAAGGCATGTTCGCGTTGAGTTGAGCCACGGGATCTCCTATGCGGATCGTTTCTTCCCCTTGTGTAACCCGTGCTTCGCGTACTGCTTGCCTTTTTTCGTGGCGACTCGCTTTTTCCTGTTGGCAGCAGCCAGCTTTTTACGTCCTGCCGCAGTAGATTTCAACTTAGATATTGTTTTCTTAGGTGCGTATACTTCGCCACTCGCTTTTTTGCCTTGAACAGATTTTTTGCCCGACGCTGTTTGCCACTTCTGGCCTGTCCATTTTTTTAAAGACTTTTGTTTTTTGGTAGGCCCGCCTTTTTTGTAACCACCGCCAGCTTTCTCATAGCGTTGAGCAGCAATCTGAGCTTTACGCGCAGACCATTGACCCGCTTTACCGCCTTTTGTACCGCGTTTAACGCTAGCTACGATACGTTTTCGTAACCCCGGCTTTGTGTAGTTACTCATTTTTAGCTTCTCCGCTAGACTCTACTGCGCGGTCTATCAGCCTATCAAGGATAAACTGGGCAGTTCTGTCTTGCTCGGTAGTTTTAACTTGTGCGGGGTTCATACGCTTTTCAGCTTCAGCAGCCTTGTTACCAATCATGCCAGAAGCATTTAAGTACAGGTTAGCTGCTGCGATACGATCGCGCGTTTTAACCACGTCTTCATCGTGAGAGTGTACAATGTCATACAGAACATCTAAAACACTATCAGACTTGTTTACAATCTTTCTGGTAATATTGTGCCGCGTATGGTCTACTGCCTGTAAAGACGCAGCTTTTATCTTCGGATTAGATTGCAGCACGACAGCAACAGACGAAGCCTGCAAACCTAATATGCGGGCGCATTGATCTACCGACATCCCTTGACGAACCATGACCTCTAGGTTATTCAGAACCTCGTCATCGTTTATCCATGTCAGGTCTACAACAGGTGCAAGTGCTGTCATTTCTTTTTGTCCGCAGCTTTCTTTTGTTTCATAATACCTCTAGCTTTAGCTGTTCCCGCCTTACCTCCCCAAAGACCCCGAGCCTGTCTAATCTTAGTAGAAGGGGGCCGGTTATCAAAACGGCTAAACGCAGCTACCTTGCGCCATGTTTCAAAGGATAAAGGCGCCTTGCTTTTCCAGGCAGATACAATCTGACGTGCGCGAGTGACACCACTATCTATACCCTGCTTTCGAGCCTCTTCTGGATCAAGTCCACCGCGCTTAGACTTAGGTGTATCAGCCCTTTCTTCTAAAGCATTTTTTGCCGCAAGATACATTGTCTTTGTAACTTTACGATCTATATGGTCATACTTACCGGCCACGGGTAGCTCCAGTTGACGCACAATAGAGAGTCGAATAATAGATAACAGGGCGGCAGCTCACAGTCAACCACAGTAAAACGAGCACAGCATGAACTATGAAACGGCATTAGCCAATATTGAATTGAAGGGCCTACCAAAAGGCATGAAGCTTTGGTACGGTAATAAATCTGGAGAGCCGGTAGATCAAGCAAAAAAGCTACATGTCGATTTACTTTTTGCTACGCCTGACTCTTTTATTCGNGCTTGCTATATTCAAACAAACGAAGGCCAAAAAGCTTTACTGGATCCTACGCCGGCACAGATGCTCGTTGCCGACGCTTACCAAAATAACAGATGGCTGTACGTAAGTAAGTACAGACAGGCTATGATATCTACTATTGTGTGCCTGCTGATGCTTAGAGACACTATGTATGGCGAAGCTATTAAGACTGCCATTGTCGCGCAGGACAGAGACACCTGCGACGAAATCATGGACCGTATTATTTATGCGTTTGAGAATCTACCTGACGTACTTAGAAACCCTTTGAAAAAAGGAACGAAGGCTACAAGAGAGCGCATAGAGTTTGAGAATGGTAATCAGATTACCTCAATCACAGTCGGCACTAAGTCTCCCGGTGTTGGTAAGTCGCGTGATAGAGTTCATATCACAGAAGGCTGTGAAATGGACGATGACACCTTTGGGCGGTTACAGGAAAAGCTGTTTCCCGCTGTAGAATCTAGACCAAATGCCAGAGTTATCCTTGAAACAACTCCCGGTGATTGGGGTACACGTCTGCACAGATTATGGCTTAATACTTGGAATCCTCCACCTGGGCAACCAACGAGGTGGCATCCACTCTTCCTTGAATGGTGGGTCGACAAACGTAGACGTTTGTTAGATGAGGACACCGAAGAACCCGTGGAACTGGGGCCACTTTCTGAAGAAGAAAGTGAAATGATGGGCCGCCTAAAAGGCGCAACGCGACATCATATTTATTTCCGCCGTGCGGCACTTCCGGCTACGTTCGATAATCAGCCTGATCGGTTCGATAATAAATATCCCCCAGGTCCGACAGAAGGCTGGCTTACCCAAACCAATAAGATTTATGCAGGTAAGGCCGCTGAATACCTTAGAGAAATGAAAGATGACGCGCTAAAAGGTGACGAACAATCGGGACGATCGGGTCTATGGGAGTTTGTGGCCCCTAACCCTAGACGTTTCTATTTGTTTTGTGTAGACCCGGCGAACTTTGGTTCACAGGGTGACTATTCTGCTATCTCCGTTTTTGACGTTAGTAGTTGGGAAGAGGTGGCATCCTGGGAAGGAAGAGTACAGCCCACACAACTTCATGCGTTATTAACTACCGCTACCCAAGTATATAGACAGGCCGGACGTAATAGAGGCAACACAGTTATCATTGAGTCAAACGCAGCAGCTTTGCTGGGTATTGCTATGAATGAAAATAGGTATGCTGTGTGGCATCAGACGTACAAATCAGGTAGGACGGAACCGGGATGGCGGGCCACATCAAAAAGTATTCAGGAAGCTGAAGGGGATATGGAAGTATCTTTGACTACTAAAGATATTAAAATAAATAGCCTTACCGGGGTACAACAGTTAATAAACTTTGACGGCAAGAACAGAGATAGACGTATATCAAAGGGTAAGAATACATCGCACTTCGACCTAGCTAGAACCTACATTATTGCCGCATGGGCGCTAACGCGGCTCAACTGGCCTCGTCACTTGACAGATATGGAGCTTCGCGATAGGATTAAAGAACAAGAGGCAAATCTAAACCTTTTAGCTGACGCCGAGCTTAGAGCAAGAATGGCCACGTTAGACACCAATTTAAGAAAGCGCCGAAGAGGGTCTAATGCGGATTCTGACAATCCCTGGGCTCCCGGTGCCGGATGGAACGCATGAACACTAATCATATAAAAGTTTTGGTGGCGCAGCATAAAAAACATTACATTGGAAAAGAAAAGTCTCTATTTGCAAAAATAGAACGTTTCTACAATGGCGAGTTCTTTCATCTTAATAGCCGCGCCTCCAATAGAGGTGTTCAGTTCCATGACGACCCCCGTAGTAGCGTCAACCTTTTCTTTACTGCGGTAGAGACAGCTAAGTTTCTGCTTTTGGGTCAGGAAGTTGCAGTCGCAGCTAACGGCCATACCCCTGAAGCTCACAAACTACAGGGTCGGATTACGCACCTTATCAACGAAGTTTTCCGCGAAAACGATATGCGGGAGCTTTGCGGTATCGCGCTAGACAACGCCCTGACTAAAAGACGGGGTATTTTCAAAACTATTATTGACCCGATTAAGAAAAAGCCTAAAATCTTTACGGTAGAGCCCAGTCACGTAGGCTACGACCCCAGCGCAAAAGCCCATAGAGAGTCTAGATTCTGGACTCATATGGTCGAAATGCCTTGGCGACTGTTTAAAAAGCGCGTCGAAATGGGAGTCTACAAAAGACCGGGCAAACTTGCAGATCCGGTCGCTCCCGACACTACGCCCCAATGGGCAATGCTAGGAGACCAATCCGATCAGCTTTCTGTCGATGAAGTTTTCGGTATCGCTATCGTTTGGGAAATCTACGATATGATTGGTATGCGTGCTTATCACTGGCACGAAACCACCGGTACCATCATATGGGAAGGCGAAATAGATGACCAGCCGTTGTCTATGTTTAGCCTTAACCACAACCTTAGAAACTTAGATGGGTTGTCCGAGCTGGAACTTATTATCCCCCAGCAGGAAGCCATCAACAATATTAACACAACGATGCACCAAGTCATCCACCGTATTCTGCCTAGGATTATGGTCGATTCGGGCATTGTTGACATGGGTGACTTGGCCAAGGCGTATCACGCCCCTGCCGGTTCCTACACTCCAGTCAGGATGACCAGCCCCCAGGGAGCCCCCTTAGCTCAGGCTTTCATGCCTACGCCTACGGCTAACTTAGACCCACAGCTTATTCGGGCACGAGAGATCATGATCGGGGACGCCCAGTTTGTTTCGGGCCTCACATCACAATCGAGAGGGGCCGCACAGAACATTAGAACAGCCCGAGAAGCCGCAGATATTTCTGCCTACGCTCGTGATAGAGTAGCTTTCCGTGAAGGTAACTTCCGCGATGCTATCAGTCGTGTGGGTGAGCGCTGTATGCGCCTGCTCCAAAAGTATGGTCAGGGTCCGTATTCTGTGAAGCACAGGGACACCTTTTCTGAGCTGAACCAGATCGACCTAAAGAACTTCAATGGGCACTTTGACATTGCTCCCTACTCGCCCATCAAAAACAACCCGCAGCTTTTAGCAGACGTGGTGGGCAAGATGAGCAACCTGCTTATGAACAACCCCAACGTCAACCAAAGAGAATTCTACGAAATCATAATGGAAGGCTTTGGTATCCCTTCAACCTTGTACAATCCAGAACCCGCTGGACAGCAAGCACAACCAGGGATAGATCAAATGGCAGAAGCGTCAACACAGGCGGCTGAAGTAGATCCGGCTGAAGGCAGTCCTAACCAAGAACAAGTAGCACAGATGGCGCAGGAATAAAGGTATTACAATGTTGTTATTAGGATTTGTTTGTACAAGCTGTAGAGATCAGGCAGAAGCCTTTGATGATGAGCCTATTCCCGTATGCTGTGATACGGAGATGAAAAGAAAGCTGTCAACAGGCGGTGCATCCGGTTCCGTATTTCAGCTCTTTCGGCCCTACAATAATGGGCAGACAATGATTTCTTCTAAGGCAGAAGAAAAGCGTATGTTAGCCGGCATGGCCCGAACCCACGTTGGGGAGTCGGCAGAAAACTTGCGCATTGAGCCCATAAACGAATATAAAAGAAAAGTCGAGATTGAGGAACTTAGGCACAAGGTTGTAAAAGACTACGCTGCTAGATCGCCTCATATCGCAAAACGTTTTGCGGATCGTCCCGTAAAAGAACTTAAAACTCTCTAGTAAGAGGCATAGCTATGGCCCAAAACCCCAGCTATGAGGATATTCGTGGCCTTATTAACGAGGTTATGAATACCGACACAAGTGATGTGTTACTAACCCCTAGTAAGCCCCAAGCTAAAGGAGCTAAAATGGCTGAACCGATGATGAAAGATGCTGGGCCAAAGGCCGAAATGCCCGCAGTTGAAGAAGAGGCAGTGGAAACTGCTGCTGTTGAAACTGCTGACAAGCCTGCTGCTAAGCCCGCTAAGATGATGACTGCTGCCGAGCTTGCCGAAAAGGCTGGTGTTACTGAAGAAGAACTGCAAGAGTTCCTCGAAAAGTCCGGCTTGCTTGAAAACGCTGGTGGAATGGAAGGACTACTTGCTGCACTTGCACAAAGTCCTGATATGGTTGACCAGCTTGTCGGCCTTGTCCAGACCATGAAGGGCGATAGCAACCCTAACAAAGTTCCTATGGTCTGACCAACCAAACGGTTAATGGAGATAAGATGTCGGACGAGCAACCAAACACCCCATCAGATATCGTAAGCGCAGACAGTGCGGCCCCTGTGATGGATGCAGCTCCAGCTATGGAGTCCGCGCCAACCATGGAATCCGCGCCG